GTCGGGGCCGGCGGCGCGGCCAAAAAAAAAGGGACCACCCGCCGGTTTCACGGCGGGTGGTCCCTCGGTCGGCGCTAGGCGCTTGCGGCAACCTTGCCTCGGCCTCGGCCTCGCGGCGCACTCGGCTTCGGCGCGGAGATTCCGGTGGGATCGGCTGGAGCGCCCGCGAGAGGCTCGGCCTCGGCCTGCTCGGCCTCGACCTGCTTGCCCTCGGCCTGCTTGCCCTCCTCGGTAGCGTCGAGGTCGACCTCGCCCTGCTCGCCCTCGCCCTCGCCCTCGCCCTCGCCCTCGGCCTCGCTCGTCCAGCTTGCGACTGCCCGCGTGACGAGCGTGACGAGCCACGCCTGATCGGCCTCGGTCATCTCGGCCCGCAATTCGCTTGCAGTCTTGAGCGCCTGCTCCAGCGCACCCTTAGCACGCTTGACTTTGCCCTCGGTCTGCTTGCGCTCGGCCACGCGCTTCTCGGCCTCGGCTTTGGCCTCGGCCTGCTTGCGCTCGGCCTCGGCCTCGGCCTCGGCCATGCGCTCGATCAGCGCCACGCGCTTCTCGGCCTCGGCCTCGGCCTGCTCCGGAGCGAGTCCCTGCTTCTCGGCCTCGGCCAAGGCCTCGGCGTGAGTCTCGGCTTTGACCTGCTCCAGCGCCTCGGCTTTGGCCTGCTCCAGTGCCTCGGCCTCGGCCTGCTTGGCCTCGGCCTCGCGCTTCTGCCGTTCTTCCTTGGCAGTAGTCGAGACCTGCGCCTTGTCGGTATTGAGAAGCGCGGCCAATTCGTTAACGCCTATCGGCATTCCGATTTCGCCGGTTTCGTCAGCCGTGATGTTGAACAGTTGCTCAACGATTTCAGTGCGAACCGTCTTGTGCACCTTGGGGAATTTCTCGGCACTGGCGAGGTGGCTGTAGTAGGCCACCGGGCTGTTCCAGACCTGCTTGCCCTCGGCGTCGACGATCCGCGCCCAAGCTTGCCGCCGGTGAAGATCGACGATTTTCAGCGCAGCGGCATGGAACGCGCCGATCAGTTCACCTGCTTTGTTCTCGGCGTGCTGCATTGCGTCGATGAACGCCTGCTCAAGTTGAGCATCTGTCATCTCGGTCTGGCGCTGCACTTCGGTTCCGCTGTTGGTTGTGCCCATTTGCTTCATGATTTCTGATTTCTCCTGAATGAGAGTGTCTAGGGCATAGCGGTTGCTATGCCCTTGGGTACTTCGTCCGGTTGCTATCTGCGGTGCAAGGGCGGTATGTGCGGCCTCAGTAGTGCTCCGCTCGCCCGGTCGCTTTGTCCCGGCTCCGCTCGGCCCGTGCGGGCCGAACAAGAGCGATATTGCCTGATCAGCGAATGTTTGTCAATAGGCGATTTGTCGCACCTATTGGGGTGTTGCGTTTCGCAACAGGCGCTCGCCCTCGGCCCTCGGCCCTCGCCCTCGCCCTCGATTTGTCGCACCTATTGGGGTGTTGCGTTTCGCAACAGGCGCTCGCCCTCGGCCCTCGCCCTCGCCCTCGCCCCGAATCGAACAGCCGTTCGACCAGGCCCTATGTCGAACGCACGTTCGAGCCGGCAAGTACCGTGAGGTAGGAGGGGCACCTACCCATACATGTATCGGAAGGCGCGCGCCCACGGACATCGGAAGGCGCGCACGGACATCGGAAGGATCGCGCACGGACATCGGAAGGCGCGCCCTCGCACGGACATCGGAAGGATCGCGGACATCGGAAGGCGGCGGGGGTATTGCGAAACACAACACTTAGAAGCCGCTTGACAGGTGTCGGGACTGCCCGTAACGTAGTCCACATCAGCGCAATCCAGCGCAGCCCCACGACAGCAGAGAGAGAGGTCATTCATCATGGCCGAATGGATTTTCTTCGGAATCGGCGCCCTCGGCGGCGGCGTTTTCGCTCAAGCCTGGTACTTCCCGGCTTCCCGCACCAACCGCCGCTGAGGCGCGGGCGCGGTTCGGGCCGGGGTGTTGTGATTCGCAACGCTCCGGCCCGATTCACTTTCACACACTGGATTCAGATCGGAGGATCGCATCATGCACGAACCGGGTTTGGCCGCGAGAGCGGCAGCGGAGGGTGCCCTCGCGGCTGCGAGGGCAGCGGCGCAGGCGCAGCCTGCTATCGACTGGATTTGCGATCGGGGCGGTCTGCACGGCGTCGGTTCGGCGTGCGACTGCACCGACGATGACGACGAAGTTCTCTAAGCGTCTTGAGCGGGGCCGGGCAGTCGGGAAGGGCGGGGTTTGTTGCGTTTCGCAATGCCCCGCCCTTTTTTGCGTTCCGGCCCGACCCATGATTAATGCCTTATTGACAAACAGGCTCTGACCTGGTAATATAGTAGTTGGAAGTCAGGAGTGGGCCTTTCGCCCACCGGGTGTTGTTGTGAATCACAACACCCGAAAAAAATCTTCCCAGTCGAAAAAAATCGGCCGGGAAAAAATCCGCGCCGAAAAAATTTCGGCCGGAAAAATCCGGTGTTGTGTTTCACAGCACCCAAAAAATGAGAGGGACAGCAATGTCCGATCAGAAAACCGTCCGACCGCTCGACGTCATCGCCCGGGATATCCAGCGGAGCTGGAAAAAGCCCTACTTCGGTGCCGTTCCGTACCTCAACGCGATGCACATGCTCCGCAGCGTCAACGACAGCTACGGCTACGACGACGGCCGCGGCATTGTGCTCTACTTCCTCTCCAACGCCTCGACGTGGCGCGGCGAGGACGCCAAGAGGATCAAGGCCGAACTCAAGGCTCTCGTCAAGTAGTTCCCGCAGTCAGCGGGGCCGGTGTTGTGGAACACAACACCGGCCCGCGCCGTCACCCCAGGGCAATCCGTCCCTGGGGGAAGGGAAAAACAACGAGAGGGACAGCAATGTCCAAAAAGGAAAATCCGAACGCGGTCTACCTGGGCCGCGCTATCGCCGCGACGGATGTTCGCCGTGGCGGTGCCCGATGAAGCGGGGCAGTGTCGCCACCGTGCAAACGTCGGTGGAGCGCCGCCAGCGTGCGCTGCTAAGCCAGATCGCCACGCAGCGGGCGATCCTGGCGCGTGCGGAGGCACGGCTGGCCGAGCTGACCGCGGAGTTGCATGACGCAGCACCGGGCGCGTACAGCCAGATGCTCAAGCAGCGCACCGCCGAAATCCTGCGTGCCAGGACGGAGGTGGCGTCGTGAGGTGCAGCAAGGATTCCGGCCTCATCGCACTGATCCGCGGTGCAGCGCCCGACGTGCGTTACGTCGGGCGCTGCGCCGACTGCGGCACCGCGACGGAGCCGACGAGTTTGGCGTCAGCCCATCTGGCGTTGAACGCCCATTACCGATCCCGCTGACGCAAGCGGCCGGGGTGTAGCGATTCGCAACACCCCGGCCGCTTTCGCCGCTCCACAGCAATTCCGCTGTGGGGTTAGGGAAACAGAGAGAGGAAACGGCCATGTCCGATCGGACTAGCCATCGCCGCCGTGCGCGGCAGAATCACGCCAAGCAGGCCCGCGCTGGGATCGCCCAGCAGTTGCGCGACCTGGACGAGAAGTTCGGCGTGACTTCGCACGTCCAGATGTGCGATAAGTGCGACCGCGGTCGGTTCGAGACGCAGTACGGCGATCTGCTGCTGTGCTGGACGTGCCGCGAGGCGTTCCCGGTGTTGCAGCCGTGGCGCATCGACCCGGAATCCGGCGAGGCGATCGACACGCGCACCGGCAAGCCGTTCGTCTTCGATGACGAGGCCGTCGAGCCGATGCCGACGCGGCACCTTCGGGTGGTCCGCTGATGTGGGGCTTCGTCGTCATGTCGCTGATGTTCTGGGCGATCATCCTGTGGATTTTCGCCCTGTTCGCCAAGTGACTTTCCCCTGCTGACAGTCGGGCCGGGCGTTGCGACATGCAACACCCGGCCCGATTGCCGCTCCACGGCAATCCCGCCGCGGGGTAAGGGAGAAAGAGAGGGGCACGCATGTCCGATCAGACGGATTTGCTGCTTGAGCAATTCACTGCTGGAGAACGGGTCGAGTTGCATCCGGCGACGGATCGCCGGATGCGCGGCGACCGCTTCGGCACTGTCGTCAAGCTCGGCCGGCGCTACGTCCATGTGGCGTTGGACGTTTCCGGTCAGACTCGCCAGTTCGCGCCGGAGAACGTGATGAAGCTGTGCACCACCGTGTCGAAGGTGCGTGGCCTGTGACGGCGTATCTGGTGGGCGCGCTGTTGGGCTTGCTGTATCTCATGGCGGGAGGCGTGCTGTGATCGTGTTGCGTTTGCAGTTCATCGCCGGTCAGCGTCCGTGGGAGCGTTTGGAGTTCCCGAACTGCCGCGCGGCGCGCAGCTACCTGTTGCAGACCGAAAAGCAGGAGGGCGCCCGCCGGGAGGGCACCGGCACCGAGGGCAGGCTGGTGCGCGGGAAGGGTTCGGGCAAGCGTCTGGTGGCGCTGTACGAAATCTCCGAGGTCTAGGCCTCCCCGAGGGGCGGGGTGTTGCATTTCGCAATGCCTCGCCCCTTTTTTTCGTTTCGCTCACGTTCGCGCCGGCGAGGTGGGGACAATTCTCTTTGTGGCTGGGAACACGTGGCGTTTGCGCGCTGCGTGCGCTGGCAAGCCGACGAGTCTGTGGTTTGCGACGGGCAATGCCAGCATGGGGCACGCGAAAAGGGTGTGCAGCGCCTGCCCGGTGATAGAGCAGTGTTTGGCTTTCGCGTTGGACAACGCTGAGCCGTATGGCGTGTGGGGAGGGTTGTCCGCCGCGGAGCGCCGGAAGCTGGCGAAGGAAAGCCGTAGGCCAACCTCTCACGATAACTTACCCTATTGACAAATAGGCCCTGACCTGGTATTATAGTAGTTGGAGGTCAGAAGTGGGCCTCCGATTCGGGTGTTGTGTTTCGCAATACCCTTCCCCACGAAAGAGAGAAATACCGCCATGTCTCACACCACGTCCACAATGGCGCGCCTGACGATCACGACGACGTTCGTCGACAATCAGGGCCGCAACGTGACGCAGACCGAACATCGCAGCAGCACCTACGTTCAGGCGCGCACGCTCATCGCCCGCTACGTCGCCGACAATGGCCTGCACCGCGACACCTACGGCGACTCCGCGCCGCTGTTCCGCGACGGGGTGCGCGTCGGCCACTACGTCATCACCCGCTGATCCGTCCTGCTTCAACCCCCACAACCCGGGTGTTGCAGATCGCAACGCCGTCGAGAAAGGAAAACAAGTGAGTAACGTCAAAACCATCTATCAGGTCTGGAACGGCCTGGGAGATCATCTCATCACCACCGGCGACGAGGCCGAGGCGTACAAGGTCTGCAACAAAGCCCGCGTCAACGGCCAGTACGCCAAAGTCCGCCGCCACCGCGAGTGGGAGTGCGGCGACTGCGGTGCCACCGTGCGCGCCAGCAGCCACGACGCCGACTGCGAAAAATGCGGTGCGTGCTACAACGTGTACGGCCAGCGGCTCAACCGCAACTGGCGGTCCAACATGTCGAACTACGATTCCGACGTGTCGGACATGGACGGCTACGAGGCCGCGCTGGCGGGTGATTCGTGAGCGCTGCTGTCGTGCGACGCAACGTGCTTGACCTGCTGGGTGTTGCGATTCGCAATCCCCGCGAAACCGTGTGGGCTGTCATCCGGCATCCCCGCATCGCCGCCCTCGGTTTCGCCGAGGGCGGCGATGATGTGGGTTTGACGTTCGGCGATCTGCGGGACGAGGCCTACGACATGGGCCGTACGCTCCGCCGGATCGGGTGGGACGAATCGTGACCGTTTCGCGCATCGTCGCATCGTTCGATCTGGACGTGCGGCGTTCGCCCAGCGAGCAGTGGATGCTGCGTTCGCGGCATGACACACGCGCCGATCTGCGCGTTGCGATCGTCAAGTTGGGCCCGTCTGTGTATTGGCGGGTCAGAAAAACCACCCGTCGGGTGGTCGGGTTTAAGCAGCCCGACCGCCCGACCGCCGCCCGCGCTCACCGCGAATCCGTCGCCGACGCGATGACGGTCCGCGCACAGGCCATGAAGTTGTACAAGTCCAGCGCCAACGGAACCGAGTTGGCGTCCATTCCCGAGGAAGGGGTCATCAAGTGAGTAAAAATCAGGTGTTGCAAACAACAACGTCCATCGTCACCATCCCGCAAATCTGGCAGTTGCACGTCATCACCGACGCCGCTTCGCGTGGCGCCAAGGTGCGCTGGCTCGGCGACGACAGCCACACCATCCACGAGGGCACCGCCCGCCATGTCGTGCAGGGGCCGGACAATTTCGGCTTCATCCGTTCCGACCAGGACGTGCGCGATGCGTTCCTCCGGATCACCAGCGTCACCGGCATGGAGTACGCGGTGCCGATCCGACGGCTGATGTACCTGGTGGAGATGGGCGGCTTCGCGGTGGATTCCTGATCCGGCCTCGACCTTCGCGCACCGCCGACACGGTGCGCGTTGGCCGGGGCCGAAATCGGCAACGGAAAAACGGGTGTTGCATTTCGCAATGCCCCCCACGAAAGAAGAGCAGGTGACAACCAGAACGATCACAGCGACCACACACGACTCCACGTTCGGGGTCGTGTCGGTCACCAAGCGCAGCAGCCGACCGTATTCCCATGCGGTCATCCGTGTGTCCGATGCCGGTGATGTGTCGGCGTCGTTCCACATGACGTGGGAGGCCGCGGAGAGGGCGGGCGGCCGTCCGGCCCCCGGCGTCACCCGGCATGTCGTTCCCGTTGCAGATCGCAACACCCCACAGAAGGAGGAAAGCAAGTGAAAAGCGTCCCAGCGTCAACGAAGTACCCGGCTCGTTTCGAGCCTCGCGTCGGCGAATACGGCCGGCGTGTGTTCACCGACGGTGATCCGGTGTTCACCACCGACGGCAAGCAGATCGTGCAGGGCCTGCGGGTGTTCACCAACAACCTCGACCGCGGCACGGTCGATCTGTCGCGTGCCAGCTATGACTGGCATGAGCCGGAACAGCGATTCCAGCTGTGGTTCGACGTGGTGCTCGACACCGACTACAAGGACAACCCGGTCGAGGGTCGCCGCGAGATGCAGTCGGACTGCCGGGTTACCACCCGTTTCCAGGGGAGGGATGCGTGATGTCCAATTACACGCGAAAAACTTTCGATGACACCTACGGGCGTCATGCCCTGGTCATCGAGGGCATCAATGTCGATCCGTCGTTCGGGCGGGTCGATGTCATCTCGCTTCTGGAGCAGAACCACGCATCTAGTCTGCATCCGTCGCGGGTCAGCTCCGAATATCAGCCCACCCACGCCCGGAAGTGGTGAAGGCGATGAGCGGTGTGTTGAAAATCAACGGTGAGGTCGTCGCGGCCACGCATTTCGCCTACGACGGCTGCCACAAAATCTATCTGATCGGCAGCGACGCCGACATGGAGACGATGCGCGGCTACGGCTACGGAGAGGATTCTTCGGACATCCTGCCGGTGAGCGAACTGGAGTGGGCGTGGAACGACTCGTGCTCTCTGCGGTTCATTCATTGGGCCGACCTGCGCAATCCCGACGTGGTGCCGCAATGCTACGAAACCGATCCGGTCATCGAGTGGACGGAGGATGCACGGTGATGCGTTTCGCAACACTGGCGGCTGCTGCGCTGCTGGCATCCGCGTCGGTGGCGACGTCGGCGCCGGTGCAGGCAGGTCCGGTCGGTGAGGGCTGCGTCGAAGACTTCTGGATGTGGAGGGGTCTACGTTCTGCCACCAGGGTGATCTGCGACAGTGAGCGACGGCCAGACGGATCGTGGGAGCGCAGACGCGGGTTCTTCGATCCGGAGTATTACGTTCCGTTCCAGTGCGGCACTTACAGCTGCTGGGGCGGTTATTGGATGCCGGAGTTGAACGTCATCGACGCATACCCGGTGACCGATGCCACCGTGCTGGCCGATGAGCCTGGCTGGATTCCCAGCAACAACGGCCGAATCGTTCCGTAGCCCAACCCTCCGGCGACGGGCCGGTGTTGCGTCCTGCAACACCGGCCCTCGCCGTTCCCATCGAAGAAAGGAAAAAACAGCGGTGAGCTATTGCGAGGACTATCCGTGCTGCGGTCACACTCCACTCGATCCGTGCGGGGTGCAGTGGTACGACAAGCCGGGCGCGTTCGATACCACGAAGAATCCGCACGCCCTGTGCGACCACGAAAACGGCGACTGCGAGGTCGAGTGACCGAGCCGACGCCATTGACTGTCGATCAGTTGATCGGCCGCCTCGACGTGAAGTGCGAAGCGATAATGATGCGACCCCGCCCTTCCAGGGGCGATGTGGCCGCGCTGGTCGGGCTGTGCCGCAGGCTGATCGCGGCCTTGGAAGAAAGGAAAAACGATGAAACTGACGTTTGAGAAAGTCGATCAGATTTGGGCTGCGACCGGGAGGGATCATTACTACCGGACGTTTCGGATCGAAGATGGCTGGATTCTGTATATCCACCCGTTCAACGACGACAAGATTCCCGACCGTGGTGTGCCGGTGGGGACGCTGACATTCGACAACGCACAGACATTCGCCCAGGCTTTCGAGGATGATGCCGAGGGTGACGACCGTCGCCGCCTTGAAGTCGCCGCAGAAATCGCAACACGTCGACGTGTTGATTGCGGCCATAACAACGAAGAACTGACAGATGACAGGGCGGTGCGCTGCATCGACTGCGGAAAGGTTTCCCTGTGATGCGAGAAAGAACTTTCGACTGCTCCTACGGGCGTCACGCCCTGGTGTTGCGCCCCGGCGACGACGGGCCGGCGTTCGGCCGGATCGACGTGATTCAGCTGTGCATGGTCAAAGATGCGGTGCTGGTTCCGCTGGGCTATTCGCCGAGGCATGCGAAGTGAGCGCGTTCGGTCCGCCCGCGGGCGGCGACCCAATTCTGAACGAGGTCAAACGACGGTTCGGCATCTCTTTTTCGGAAGCGATGACCGGTGGCGGGTGTTGTGCGTTACAGGCACGCCTGGAGTCGGGTCATTGGATTGTCGCCACCGACGAGGCGCTGTGCGGGTTCCGCGAGCGTCAGCAGTTCGAGGCCGACGCCGGGCATCCGAATATGGGCTGGTCGATCGGGATCTATGAGGATCAGGGTGACGACGAGCAGTGGTTCGGCGCTGATTCGTTCATCGACGTGGCGGATTCCAATGCCCGCGCCGAGCAGCTTCCCGACATGGTGGAGTTGGCTCTGCGGGAGTTGGCCGGTGTTGCGAAGCGCAACAGGGCGGAGCGGTGATGGGCGAGCGTAAACGGACGCTGCCCGAGGCGCTCGACGCAGCCAGGGATGGCGAGGAGTTCATGCAGGCGATTCAGGGGCTTTTCGGGGCTCTGGAGCAGGCCCGCGAAGAGGAAGGCGAGGACCAGTGAATCCTTTCGACGCTTTCTTCACCCTCATGATCATCATCCAATGCCTGGTGTTGCTTTGCTTCTGGGCGGTGAGCAGGTGGCGGTGAATCCGCCGTCGGTTGTCTGTCATTACTGCGGCGCCCAGCCGGGTGAGCCGTGCCGTCAAACCATGTTGGACTGCTACACGCCGGTGGAGGCGCACAAGATGCGCCAGGCGGGGGCAGCGGAGAGTCAAGGAGGGTGCTTGTGATGGAAAAAGCCCAGTGGAAGGCCGGGGACATTGCAGAGATTGAATCGGGTCTGTATGTCGAGGTGATGTATGAGCCGAGGGACGGGAAGGTGTTGGTGCGTGACATCGACACCAGCTACCGGAGGATGTCGGTTTCGGATTTGTGGCTGTTCGCGTCGGCGGGTGACAAAAACGCTGTCGCGGAGATTCGCTATCGGTCTGATCCGAGTCGGCCGGCTCCGCGGCCGGGGTGGCTGGTGTCGATGGTGGACGTGGCTGTGTTGCAACCCGCAACAGTCGAGTCGCTGGCGGGGGGTGGGTCGCTGTGAACATTCTGGAAGAGGCGGCGAAGCTCATCGACGGTGACCGGAAGGAAACCTACGGCGAAGTCAGCGAGAGTTTCCGGCGGATCGCGGCGCTGTGGAGCGGGTATCTGGGTCATCGGGTGACGGCGCTCGACGTCGCCAATCTGATGATCCTGCTGAAGATGAGCCGCACCAAGGGTGTGTTCCATCGGGATTCTTACGTTGACGCCGCCGGGTATGCGGCGTTGGCGGAGCGCCTGCATGACATCGAGTCGAGGGGGGTTGTCCGTGAGGATTGAGAAGATCGGCTCTGACCGCTGGGTCGTCAGGGACGATAACGGCAACCCGGTCGGCGGGGCGCACCGGGAGGGGGTCGGACGGCCCTGGATGGTGTTCAGGTGGCAGTGGCGAGGGGCCAACGGGGCCGGGAAGGTCGGCGGGTTTCCTGGCGGCGCTTTGACGGTCGGCACTGTTGCGGTCGTCGCGTCGCAGGCTTTGCAGGAGAGGCTGATTCGGGCGATGCTGACCGCCATTGCTGAGCAACGGCGTGGTGAACACGCGGCGTGACCTCGGACTTTTGCCGTCGTTACCTAAACGTGATTATGGTGCCGGAATGAATCGACAAACATTCATCCGTTCAGGTCTGTCGGGGCTTCTGCTGGGGGCGCTTGCGCCCACCGCTTTGGCCCCACCGGCTCACGCGGTTCCCCTCGTCGGCGGCAGCGGCTTGGTTCCCAATGCCGCCAACCTGGCGAGTTACATCCGCAACACCTATCCCGGCGTGCAGTCGATCGGCGGGGTTCGGGCTGACCCGCTGCCCGACCACCCCAGCGGCCATGCCATCGACATCATGGTCGGCGGCAACACCGGCCTGGGTAACGCCATTTACGCCGACATCATGGGCCAGCGTGGCAACTTCGGGGTCAGCTACACGCTGTGGCAGGTCGCCGCGCATTACGACCACATTCACGTCACGGTGTTCTGATCCGGCCCAAGAAGGAGGCCGGCGGCGGCAGCTGTGAGATGCAGCTGCCGCCGCACCATCTTGTACCCCATTGACAAATAGGCCCTGACCTGGTATAATGTAGTTAGAGGGTTGAAGTCTGCCCTCGATTCGGGTGTTGCAAAGCGCAACACTTCACCATTTCCCCACGAAAAAGAAAGTAGGACAATGCCGACCGCAAAAACAGCAAAAGCAGAAGTTCCTGTTGCAGAACGCAACACCCCGACCCGAGGCCAGAAGGCCGGTCAGCAGATCACCCTCGCCCTTCGGGCACGCTGCGCCGGGTTCTGGGTCGTCTCCAAAGACGAGGCCCGCACCGAGCAGGACTTGATCCCGGCCATCGCCAAGGCCGGATACCGGCCCCGCATCTGGGACATCTCCAGCGGCGCGGTCGACATCGACGGCTCCCCGGTCCGCGGCAATCCCGACTACAACGCCGCCGAAGGCCCCGACGAAATCCTCAAGCTCATCGAGGACAAGTCCAAGGCCAGCCTCTACAACGGCGACACCGACCGCAACGTCTGGATTCTGCGCGACCTTGGTCCGTGGCTGGAAGGCGTTGCCGGTGCGGTGACGCTGCGGAAACTCCGCAACATGCTGCGCCCCGACGGCCTGTCAGGCACCCCGCGTAACGTGGCTCAGGCGATCATCATCCTGTCCGCGGGTGACCCGCCGCCGCCGGCCCTGTCCAACGGCGAACTCGACGTCATCAACTGGCCCCTTCCTGACCGCGACGAAATCCTGGAAATCCTCGACAACCAGATCAGCGTGCTGCCCAACACCGACAGCAACCCGCTGCAGGCGAAGGTCAAGGAAGCTCTCAGCCAGGGCGGGGTCCGCGACTCCGCGGTCGACGCCGCCGTGGGTCTGTCGTCGCTGGAAGTGCAGACCACGTTCGCCCGTTCGCTGATCGAAGGCGGCAAGATCGACGTGGCTGCGATCAGCGCAGAGAAGAAGCGGCTCATCAACCGGGAACCGGCGCTCACCTACTACGAGCCTCGCCCCGGCGGGTTCGATTCAGTCGGTGGACTGGACCTGTTCAAGGAGGACATGGCCCGCACCCGTATTACGTTCACGCCGGAGGCCCGCGCCTACGGCCTGAAGCTGGCCAAGGGTGTGATGCTGCTCGGCGTTTCCGGCTGCGGAAAAACGCTGTCCTGCCAGGCCCTCGGCTCGGAGTGGGGCTGGCCGGTGATGCGCCTCGACATCAACGCCCTCAAGGGCAAGTATGTCGGTGAGTCGGAGTCGCGGCTGCGCAACATCTTCGCCCTGATCGACGCGATCGGTCAGGTCATCGTCTACATCGACGAGGTTGAGAAGGCGTTGCAAGGTGCAACAGGGGGGGCCTCCGACGGCGGCGTGTCCTCCGATGCGCTGGGCGCGATCCTCACCTGGATGCAGGACCGTTCCGGTCAGGCGTTCGTGATGATGACGGCCAACGATCCGTCGGCGTTGCCGCCGGAGTTCCTGCGCAAAGGCCGGTTCGATGACATCTACTTCATCGACCTGCCCACCAGGTCGGAGCGTGCCGCGATCGCCGCGGCGACGTTGCGGTCCAATGGCCGAGACGCCGAAAAACTTGGCATCGACCTGCACGCGGTGGCCGACGCGACCGCTGGATTCACCGGCGCGGAGGTCGCCGCGGCGATCGAACACGACGCCATGTTCAGCGCGTTCGCCGATGGGGCGCGTGAAGTGACCACCGACGACATCCTGTCGGCGGTCGCCAAGGTGATCCCGCTGTCCCGCACGTCGGGGGAAAAGATCGAAGCTCTGCGTAACACCTGGTCGAGCCGTGCCCGACTGGCGACGCGGCCTGACGTCGGCACCCCGCAGGCTCAGAAAAATGTCCGCACGCTGGACTTCTGAGTCGCACCACCTGAGTGTTGCAAACCGCAACACTTCCACCCCTGAAAAGAAATGAGGAAACAGAAGTGAGTAGCGATTCCGTCAACATCCGTACCATCCGTCCCGGTCTGCTGGTGAGCGTTCATGCCCGTCAGTCGGGCAACCGCAGCTACCAGAAGCGGGACATCGAACGCGCCCACCTCACCGAGTCGGGCACCGAGCGGTCATCGTGGGCAACTACCCGAATCGTGTTCGATCCGGCCGAGGCCAAGACGGCCAGCCAGGTTGCGAACCGGGCCAGATACCTGATTACGAGGCTGTGCGCCGACACCGCGCACGGCTCGCTGTGCCCGCTCAACCGGCGCGACGAGCTGAAGGAGGCCATCGCCGAAGCGCGTGCCCTGGTGGCCGACTTCAACGACAAGGCGGTGTTCTCACGTGTGGAGATCAACGTCATCTGCGGCGAGGTTGTCGCTGACGACGTGGAGGCCGCACGCGCCCTGTTCTCCGAGACGGAGAAGTTCCTGGCGCAAGCCCAGGACGGCCTGAAAGAACTGGACGTCAAGAAGGTTCGCGCCGCCTGCCAGAAGCTGCTCGACATCGGTCAGATGTTGTCGCCTGAGGCCAACACCAACGTGGCTGCGGCGGTGAACACGGCGCGGGCCGCGGCCCGCAAGATCGTCGCCGCTGGTGAGCAGGCTGCCATCGAAATCGACCAGCAGGCTATCGCCAAGATCGGCGTGGCCCGCAGTTCGTTCCTCGACTTCGGCATGTCCAACGACGAGGTGGTCATCGAGCATGAGCGGTTCGGTCGTGCGCTGGACTTCGACAGCCCCGCGCCGGTGGAGACTGCCCCCCGTCCGCAGGTCGCTTCGATGGACCTCGACTTCGAGGATGCGATCTGACATGGATGAATACGAGTTAGAGCTTGCTTACCGTCTAGCCGGTCTTTCGCCGGATGAGGCTGCTGACAGGGCGGCCGATGAAATCGCCGCCGCAAAGAAAGGGGAAAGCTGATGCCGTGCAACACGAAGCTCAAGCAGGGGCAGACCATCGCCCAGCGTGCCGCCGAGTTGCGTAAGCGCGGCGAGCAGGTGGACAAGCTGCTCGCCGCTGGCCGTGTCAACGCTGTGGTCGGCAAGCAGGGCAGCATCACGTTCACCGGCATCCCCGAGGACGTGCGTGACGGTATGACCGATGCGTGTGTGTATCGGGCGATCATGGCGCGTGGCAGCCATCAGGCGAAGATGGCTATCGCCAAGGCTGAACGGCTGGCTGGTCGGGCGGTGGACAAGAAGGTGGTCGCCCAGGGCGTCCACTCCCATGACGGCGGTGCGACATGGCATCCGCGGGGGTAGAAGTTGAGGTTGGGCTGCCCATTCCTGGGTATCCCGACTTCACCCGCTGTTCGTCAGCACGTTTCTGCCGCGCCCTGCGGTGGGAATGCCAGAAAGGCGGTGTTGCGATCTGCAACGCCACCCCACAAGAAGGAGGTATCAAGTGCGCTTGACGCGCAGCGATCATCACGATCTGGAACCGACCGTTCGGGTGCGGTCTCCGCGATCCGACGATCACCGGCAGATGGAAAAACTGCTGCCGTGGTTCACCCCGCTTCTCGTCTACCGGATGGACGACGAGGACTGGGTTCGCTGGCATGTCCCGCAGCCCGTCGCTGAGGATATCGGCATTTCCGGCGGCTGCGCCTGCTGCGGCTCCGGCGCCCTCGAGGTTGAGGGCGGCTTCCACGTCGACACGGCGTGGAGCGAAACAGACTGGTGGCTCACCGAGAACGGTTACGAGTTGCCTGCCTACGGTGTTGCAGATCGCAACACCGACACCCCACAGAAAGAAGGTAAAGAGCAGTGACCACATCAATTCCCAACGGAGTGCTGGAACATCTCGACCCGAACGCCATCGAGGTCGAGGTCAACGTGAGGACCGAGGCGTCGCTCACCAAGCAGTTCATCGCCTCCATCAAGGAGCAGGGCGTGCTGGTGCCCGTCGTGGCTGTCCGTGAGGACGGCAAGGTCAAGGTGCGTGCTGGCCAAAGGCGCACCCTGGCCGCCCGTGAGGCGGGCCTGACGTCGATCCCGGTGTACATCGCCAACACCGACCTCGATACCGCCACCCGGCTGTCGCAGCAGATCGTGGAGAACGATCAGCGTCTGGCGCTGTCGGCAACTGACCGGGTGAAGGGCATTCAGCAGTTGCTCGACACCGGGCTGTCGATGACCAAGGTCGCCAAGCGGCTGTCGGTGTCGCCGGAGCGGGTGAAGAAGTCCAAGGTGGTGGCCGAGTCGGAGACGGCGATGGCTGCGCTGGACGCCGGGACGGTGACCCTGGACGAGGCCGCGGCGCTGGCCGAGTTCGCCGACGACGAGAACGCGGTGGAACGTCTGATGCGGGCGGTGGGCCGTTCCTACTTCGAGCATGAGGTGGAGCGTCTGCGTCAGGATCGGCAGACCGCTCTGGATCGGGAGGCCGCTGCGGGTCCGTGGCGAGAGCAGGGTTTCGCTGTCATCCAGCGCCGGGATGCCGTCGACATGGAGGCGTGGCCGTTGTCGGCCCTGCTGACGGAGGGCGGCGACGCGGTGTTCGACGTCCAGCTTGCGGTGAAGGACCCGGCGAACTGGGCGATCACGCTGTCGGACGAAGCGGTGTTCACCGACACCGACGGCAGCCCGGTCGACGAGTCGCTGATCGACTGGGCGACGGAGGACGATCCCGAGGCTGAGGCCAAGGAGGGGATGCTGCACTGCGACTCGGTGGTGGAGAAGGTGGCGTGGGTTCCCGACGTGTACTACTGCTTGAATCCGGAGGCCGAGGGCCTGACGGTCAGCAGCTGGTACAAGGCGACCGGCGCGGCACCGATGCCCGACCTGTCGTCGGAGGATCTGAAGCGCAAGGCCGCGGAGAAGGCTGAGCGCCGCCGGGTGATCGTGCTGAACAAGGCCGGCGACGCAGCACAGACAGTGCGCCGCAAGTTCGTCACCGAGTTGTTGCAGCGCAAAACCCCCCCGAAGGGCACTGCGCCGTTCGTGGCGGAGCGGCTGATCGCCGACCCGTATCTGCTGCAGCGGGGCGGTGATGTCGCCAGCGAGTTGCTGGGGGCCGACATTCGGTCGGGGGAGTTGCTGGATCATGTCAGCGATGCCCGCGCCGAGGTTGTGCTGCTGGGCGTGGCGCTGGGTTCGTTGGAGTTCGCAACGGGCCGCGACAAGTGGCGCAGCCCTGACTCCACGTCGTCGGCGTACCTGCAGTTCCTGGAGGCGAACGGCTACGGCCTGTCGGCGGTGGAGCAGGTGATCGTCGGCTCGAAGTCGGCGGCTGACTGCTACGAGGAACTGGCCTGATGTCGGACGGCTGTATCAACCGTGACCCCAAGCATTTGGAGGCGTACACCGCCGAAGAGTGCGCTGCGTACAAAGGCGCGGTGGAGTGTTCGTGTCACCGGGAGTACAGCCGGTGGAATCACGAGGAGTGTTGCGGTCATGAGGAAGGCCGCAACCCGAACTGTCCGTTGCACGGCGACGGCAGTACCGACAACAGTCGGTAGTTACCCCCTTGACAAAAGCCATTGTCTAGGGTATACTAATAGGTGAAGGTTGAAGTGTGCCCGCTGGTGGTTTCGGCTACCGGCGGGCACACTCACCGTGTTGCAAATCGCAACACCCGACCAGAAAGGAAACGCACATGCGGCAATGCCTGGTCTGCGGCGGGGCTTTCGACGCTCCATCCCGCCGCGGACGGCCACCGGAGACATGCTCGCCGGAATGCCTCAACAAACGCAAGAGCCAGCAGCGACGCGAAACGAAAGACCGCGCCATCGCCCGAGGTTGCCCACCCGACATGCACGGCACACAAAGCGGTGCCACTCACTACGAGTGCCACTGCCCCAAGTGCCGCACATGGTGGCGCGACTACCAGCGAGCCAGGCGAGCAGCCCGAAAGGCTGCCGCCGCAACAAACTGAGTGTTGCAAAACGCAACACCAACTTTCCCCACGAAAGAAAGAGAGAAACCCATCATGGCTGCACCCTCCACCCGCTCCATCGCCAACCTCGACCTCACCGTCGGGCTGGTTTCCTGCCCCGTCAAGATGCTCGGCGTCATCGAAAACCACGACCGCAAGGGTTCGATGTACCACCAGCACGACGACGGCAGCTACGGCAAGGTCAAGATGCCCAAGACCTGCGAAGGCTGCGGCGAAATCCTCGCCTCGCACGACATCTGCAAGGGCTTCGATGAGAACGGCGAGACGGTCGTGCTCACCGCCTCCGAACTGGAAACCGTTGCCGCCAACACCGGCTCATCGCTGGACGTTCCCGAGTTCGTCAAGGCCGACCAGATCGACCCGATGCTGTTCGCCGACCAGAACGTGTACCGGCTGATCCCCGACCCCAAGCGCAAGCAGGCCGCGGTCACCTACCAGATGATCCGCTCGGTGCTGGTCGAGCAGGGCATCGTCGGCATCGTCACCTACGTCCGCTGGGGTCGCAACCACCTGGCACTGCTCGACGTCGAGCAGACCACCGGCTCGCTCATCATCCGCAACATGATGTGGCCCGACGAGTTGCGTGAGGCCAGCGGTGTTCCCGACAGCGACACCGACGTCGATCCCCGGCTGATGCCGGTGATGCGGAACCTGGCCGAGTCGATGACCAAAGACTGGCGTCCGTCCGACCACACCGACACCTACACCGACAACCTCAACGAGGCGATCGGTGTCAAGGCTGCCGGTGGGGAGATCGCCAGCATCGCCGGTAGCACCGACAGCGGCATCACCGACGTGTCGGACCTGCTCGCCAAGCTGGAAGCGTCGATCGAAGCCAAGGCCGCCACCGAGGAACCGGCCAAGGCCCCGGCCAAGAAGGCACCCGCCAAGCGGGCAGCCAAGAAGATCGCCTGACAGTCTGGGCCGCTTTACCTCGCCACCAGTTCGAAGCTGGTGGCGGGGCATGGCCGTCCAGGTCAAACCGTGACCAGCCGGAAGCTGGCAGTGGCAGTAAGGGATACGAGTATCGCCAATGGCGCACGCCAGTGGAGAAGGCAAAGCAGTACAGCAAGGCGCAGTACAACAACACGTTGTTGCAGAACGCAACACCGACCGAAAGGAAAACAAGAAGTGACCAAGGAACTGATGATCGACGCCGAGGAACTCACCAGGGAAATCAACTGGCTGAGCAAGATGCCTGCCGTCGAACCAACGTCGGCAGTCATTCAAATCACCGCGGTGGTCGGTGCTGTGATTGCGCGGCGCTTCAGCGACGGGCAGTACCGGGAGTCAACGGTCCAGGCAGTTGGCGGCGATCAGGCCAGCATTACCGTAGCGGTAAGCAAGCTGCTCGACGCGCTGAAAGAGCTGAAGGGAACGCTCGCCATCGTTATCGACGACGACGGCCTGTCGCTGGAATCCTCCGAGCGCAAGGTGACGCTTCGGTCAGCCAAGAATACCGTCGAGTTTCCTGCGTGGCCGCAATTCGTCGGGAATGAGTTTGAAGTGCTGCTGCCCGACAGTCTGACCCAGGTGTTGACCTCGGTCGGCAATGACGAGAACCTTCCCCAGTTGAAGAACGTCGCGTTCGACGGCGGAACGATGGTCAGCACCGACCGCCACCGGCTGACCCGCGTGGTCTACGACAAGCGCGGGTTCACCGGCCACGTCCCGGCAACAGCACTGCGGGCGTTCGCCAAGGCCGACACGGCGGTGTTCGTCTCGGCGGGCGTGGTGGATGGGCAACCCTGGGTACAGCTACGGTCGAACAGCCGCTACTGCACCAGCCCGATGCCCGATGTGAGCTTTCCCAACTGGCGGAAACTCATACCGGAAAGTGAACTCGTCAAAGTGGTGTTCGACCGGAATCAACTACTCAAGGCGATCACCGGGGATGAGGTCAGCCTCACTGTCGATGGCGATTCCATCATCATCGTCAGTGAAAGTGACGACGTGCGAACAGAGCAAAAGGTTGCCCTCGACAGAACCATCAACAACAAATCTGACGGCCCTGTGACAGTGACCATCTCATCGAAGTATGTGAAGGATTCCCTGCGCGGACTCGGCACAAAGCTGACGATGCTGGGGATCTCCAATCCGACCGACCCGGTGGTGTTCTCCGACTTCACCAACACCCTGCATCTGGTCATGCCGATCAGGCAGGCCAGCTAGTTGTTGCGTTTCGCAACAGGGTGAACTGAGTTAGAAAGTCGAGTGGCCCCGGACTACTGCCCGGGGCCACTCGTCCAACTTTCCCCACGAAAGCAGGATGCCCTTACAAGGGGCACCTTCAAACTTACAGGAGGTTAGGCAGTAATGAAAACACTGAAGAAGGCGCAGCAGTTCATCGAGTTCTCGTCGCTGTCCCTGGAGGACGGGCAAGACTTCGTTCCATTCATCATCATCATCGACGACCAGGACCGCGAGTTCTTCGTCGGCTTCGGGCAGATGCCCACCGAGCCGGAAGCCAAAGATCAACTGGCCGACATCATCATGGCGCTGTGCGTGGTTCACGGCGCGGTCGAGGCGGCGTTCGGCAGCGCAGCGTGGTCTGCGGCAGCCGAATTGAATGATGACCTTAAAGTGCCGCCATCGAAGCGCCCCAACCGACAAGAGGTGGCGATCGTCAGCGCCGCCAACAATGCGGGCGTCAGCAATGTGAGCATTGCTTCGGTGGTTCGGGAGGGCGGCAAGGTGGGGATCGGACTGTGGGAGCTTCCCGACAAGGCCATTGCCGGCCGCTTCGCCGAGGCTCTGCACATGGGCCTCAAGCTGAGCAGCAAGATCCCCGCCGAGATTCGCGCTTTCCTGCGCGAGCAGATCGAGGCGGGACTTCTGCAGGAAATCCTCATGAGCACCACGAATGTCATCAGTGAGGCTCGCCGCACCGGAATGACGATCGAGAAGGGAGCGTGGAAAAAGTGACTGTTGCAAAACGCAACACCGAGGATTTGTTGCGAGACATCGACAAGCTGCTGCGGACCCAGGAGGAACTGGACCCCGCACTGGCAATGTACATCGACGAGGACGGCCCACTCGGGCCGTCGGTCAAGCACCCGCTGGTGTTCAGCATCATCCACACCCCGACGATGAACGCCTACATCAACGCCCAGTTCAGGGCCAAGAAGCAGGCTGTGGAAGAGGCGCTGGCGGAGAAGAAGTGGGCCAAGTACATCTGGCTGCACGAACGCCCCTACCGGGTGGATGCCTTTCGGGGCATCTCGGCGCAGTTGGACGGACCCCAGTATTGGGAGTTGCTGGGCGAGGTCTACATCGACAGCGAGAACGTCTGGCAGAACCGCGACGAGTGGCTGGCGTTGTTGCAGGTCAACCTTCCCGGCCGGGAAATGATGACCGACGAGAAGGATCGGGCGGTGTTCACGCTGGCGCCCGAGGCTGGCGGTCTGCTCGACGAGACGGTGGTGTACCGGGGTTACCGGCACGAGGACGGCCTGGACGGTTTCTCGTGGACGCTGAACAAGGCCACCGCGAAATGGTTCGCCCGGCGCTTCCCCCACCAGGGCGGGATCGCCACGGTGGCGACGGGGAAGGTGGCGCGCGACAACGTGATCGCCTACCTGACGGGCCGCGGGGAGTTGGAAATCCTCGCCCTCGACGTGGACATCATCTCCATCGAAGAAGGTGAAGATGTCTAGCTGGGAGCGCGACGAGTGGCGTGCAGCGCAAGACGACACCCCGGTGCGCCGGTTCGCCGGTGGCATCGAGATTGTCGGTGACAAGTCCGACGCGCTGGATGAACGTCCTGTTGCAGAACGCAACACCGACGACGAAGAGGGGGATAGTGATGGCAGTTGATCGAACAGTCATCAAGTTCGACGTCCGACCCGCTGAGGGCGGCGATGGCAAGCTGACCGCCCTTAAGGTGCAGCGCACAGAGCGGGTAAAGCGGGTTTCCGATACGGGAAAAACGCTGAACTACGGAGTCACCAAAGATGTGGGTGAACCGTTTGAGATTCCGATCGGTCATGTTGCCGATCTGATCCGTGAACTGGCCGACTGGCCGATTTGGTATGCAACCGGAAAGGACGATTGAAAATGGGATACCGCGTCAGCACATGGGAAGTGGACTTCCACATTCCCGCCGACAAGATCGCCGCAGCATTGGCCGACATCTCGGCGTTGCAGCGGCCCTGCTGGAACCGCAACCACGCCACAGGCACGGCGCACAACTGCCAGCGCCTCAAGCCGTTCGACTCGCTGACCGAGGCGGTGGAGGAACTGACCGGGTTCCACGACTGCGAAGAGAGCGACGTTGACGGATTCAATCTGGGGCAGCACCTGGACAAGTGGATGGGCACCACCGACGACGTGCTGCATGCGCTGGGCCGTCACGCCACCGAAGGCTCCTACGTCCGGCTGGTCGGCGAAGATTACGGACTGTTCGGGTATCGCGTGGTGGACGGCAGGACGCACATCGAAGATGCGACCGTCACCTGGACGGTATCACCGACTGCGATGAAGGCCGAGTGATGGGCATCTACATCAACGGCGACCACAACAGCGTCAACATCAACGGTGACTACATCAGCGAAAACGACTTCGGTGATAGCTACTCCGGTGCATACGGGCAGAAGCCGCCGATCGGTTTCTTCGGTCTGCTGGGCATCATCATGCTGCTCATCTGGCTGCTCATCAAGTTCTGGTGGATTGTGCTGATCGTCGCCAGCCTGGGGGCGCTTGCGTTCGCAGCACACCTCGAGCGGGAAGAGAGGCGTCGCGCCGAGCTTGCTGCACAACTCCAAGAGCAGGAGTTGGCGGCGCGTGCCGAACGTCAGAACGCCGCGTACCTGCGAGGAGAGCCGTTGGGAACCTACGGGATCTACCCGCCGCCGCCGGGGGTGGAACGTGAACCGTGAACGGCTGATCGACCTCATCAACTACCCGTGGATCTACGGGCCGCGGTGGCGGCGGGCTTACCGCTTCGCCGCGATCCGTGACCGCGGCCTCGCGCAAGAACACATCACCTGGGCGTTAGCCCTCAAAGAGCGTGTTGCAGATCGCAACACCCCACGAGAAGAAGGAGAGTGAACATGCAGTATCCGGTGGGCACGAAAGTTCGGGTGGACAGCCCGAAGCATCCTGGCGTGTGGATCGTGGAATCCAACGGCCCGAAGAACGCCTCACTGAAGCCGGAAGGTGGGGGCCGGGGGCTGCGCTGCCCCCATTCGCTGCTCCGCCTCGACGACGGAAAAGGTCCGACCATCGTCCCCGTCGAGATGTACGCGATGGGGGAGACGGTGACCATCGGTGATCGGTTCCCCGGCATCTACGTCGTCGTCAAAGACGACGGTGGGCCGAGGCTGAATGTCGCCAGGCTGGGCGGTGACGGCGACAGGTATGTCCGCGCTGGTCGGCCCCTGGTGAAGCGCATCGACGTGAAGGTGGTGCCGCGATGATTGACATCGAGTGGGCTGACCCGCCCACCCCCAAGGGCGGTGCTCTGACCCGCCGGGAGCAGAGCGACTTCGCCGAGAAGCTCAAGGAGCATCGGGGGCGGTGGGCGATTCTGCCTGCGGCCGGCGAGTCGAACCTGGCGATTCGGGCGCTGACTTCCCGCATCAATTGCGGGAGGCAGTCGGCGTTCGGGGAAGGATTCGAAGCTGTTTCCCGCGACGGCGTGGTGTATGTGAGGTTCGTGGGATGAGCATCAGCCTTAACGCCAGCGCCCCTCGGAAGTGAGCGCGTCGAAGGAGGCGTACTGGGATAAACACCCTTGCGCCGTGTGTGGTGAAGCGCCTGCCCTGTTGGGTCTCGATCTGTGCGAGGCGTGCGCCGAAGTGGTTCGGTAAGTTGGCCCCCGCCCGTTGCGTGAGCAGCGGGCGGGGGCCTTCTTTGTCACAGATTGTGATAGCATTGTCTGTATGAGTGACACAGAAATGTCGGGCGCAGAACTGAAGGTCATGCTGACCGGATTGGGACTCACGCCAGGATGGCTGGCCGACCAGCTGCACGTCACCACGCGGACAGTCTTGCGCTGGATGGACCTCGACGTCGTGCCCGCCAGGGCCGTCGCCGCGATCGACACCATCTCTGAAATCACCGACTTCGAGATCGAAAAGATGGCGCTCGCCGCCCAAATGAGCGGCGTGATTCGCACACGCCGGACGGAGGAAGGTGTTGCAGAACGCAACACCCCCCTCCCCGCCACCTGGCATCGGCACCTGACATTTCGGGCGCTGAAGATTCTGCAGGACAGCGACACTCCGGTCAGGGTTGAGTACGCCACCACATGAGCCTCTGCGTCGACTGCGCCGCGGAAGGCGTCACCACCAAACGGCCCATCGTATCCGGCGTCCGTAGGCCACGCTGCGCCACCCATCACCGCGCCCACAAGAAACGCGCCAAGGCCCAATCGCACAGCCGGATGGTCGAGCGCGTCTACTCGCTGACCGGCGAACAATACGAACTTCTATACTCCGCCCAAGGCGGGCGCTGCGCCATCTGCCAAGTCGCCACCGGAAAGGTCAAGCGCCTCGCCGTCGAACACGATCACCGCACCGGCGAAGTGTTCGGGCTGGCGTGCGGCCCCTGCAACATCATGCTCGGGCGTTTAGGCCGCGAAGTGGACGCCTACATTCGGGTCATCAACTACCTGAAAGACCCCCCGGCTCGCCGGACCCTCGGGCCGGTCTACGTCCCCGGCGTGTGATGTTGCAATTCCGCAACACGCCGCCGGTCAACGACAACAGCAAGGCCCTGGCCGGTGTTGCGCTTCGCAACACCACCGATGGCTAGTCACCGGGCCACCCACAACTCAAACAGCTTCCACGCCCCGAACCACACCCCGCTGGCAGCAAAAGTCGCCAAAGCGAACCGGGCAGGCGTCCACCGGGCAGGCTCAAGGGACTCGTGCAGACGCGGCCGGGGCTTGCCAGCGCAGCTGTGCAACGCCAACACGGCATTCCTCGCCAAGTCGCCGGCCTCGCCTTCCGGCACGCTGCCCGTGTCGGCCTTACAGATCGGGCACGTCACCGATACCTGCATCTCACTCCACCTTCAATCTCATGACGTAACTCATCCCGGTCTGAATGCAGGTCTTGAGAACCATCGCCCCGAGCAGCGTCCACTGTTCCACATCGGTGATGTCGAAGTCGCCAGCCGTCACTGTCGCCAGCACCGCCATCGCAGCGAACCCCAGGTCAACCGCCATTCCCTGCAAGAATGTCCGCTTGGTGGCGGGGCCGACCGAGAAGTTGTCCTCAATCTCCTGGCTGCCCTGATGTGTGACAGTGACCTTTTCGCCGGAAGTCGCCTTGACGAGGGCCTTGCGCCCGTTGTCGAGCAGCGCGTCCTTGCTCTGTGCGACCGCGGCGGCGACCGCCTCACGCATGGCGGCCTGCAGCGCCCCGCCGATGTCAACTCTGACGGACTCGCCGGTCTGCGGGTTGCGCGCCACAATGGGCAGGTCGGGCTGCATCTGCTGGCCCGACATCGGCTGCGGAGCAGCTGGCTGCGGCGGGGTGTACCTCGGCGGCAGCGGAGTTGGCTGCTGCTGCGGAGTTGGCTGCTGCTGCGGAGTTGGCTGCCGCTCCCAGGGCATCCCCATCAGAAACTCTCCCGCGCACGCTCATAGACCGCTCTCGCATCGACGCCCACCGACTCCGCGATGGCGAAGACCATCGCCTGAGTCAGCAGACCCTCGGCGCGCACATTCAGCAGCAGACCCTCCAAGTCCTCGGCCTGCGAATGATGGTGTGGTCTACCCGTCAGCGGCGTCGGCATCAACGTGGGCACCGGCTCAGGTGCTGGCGGCGGCAGAGGAACAGGCGCCACCTCCACACCCGGCACGAACAAGTCAGCCACCGTCATCGCCTTGTGATACCGCTGCACTCGATCATCGAAGCCGTTCAAGCCGCCGTTGATCGCCCGACAGACGCCTTCATGGTCCTCGACGTCAGACATCGGGTTGATGTTCGGCCGCGCCACCGTCCAGTACCACGCCACCGCCGCGCCAGCGTAACGGTCGCTGCTCAGTTCCTCGGGGAAGTTCAGGAAATACTCGGAGTCGGGGACGATGCCCTGCCGGAACGCCCACTCCGACACCGCCCGATGGTTTTCCCGGCCGGTGATCTGAAGCCACCCCGACCCGCGATACCTCGGGCCGTCACCAGGCTGGTGATTGCCCAGGTCGGCGCGGCCTTCAAGGTAGTGGCCGGGATCAATCTCGCGGGAGTACAGCCCACCCGCCGACTCATGCCCGGTCTGGGCGAACCACTGCGCGACGCGCCGCGGGTTGTCGCACTGCGCCAGCCGCAGCGCCTCCCGCACATGCGGCACCAATTCCCGGTAGCGGTCGATCGGCAGCGAGCCGCCCCACGCGATCGACAGCGCCTCCGCGTCGTCGAGGGCCGCCGCGGGGCCGGGCAGCGCGACACCCTTGGGCCGGGCGTAGGCGTACCCCTTGCCGGCGCATAGAACCGCAGCCTGTCGGGCTGTCAGCCAGTACCCGAAAGGTGCGCCACCGGAGTCGATGACCCACACCGCGTCGGTGCCGTTCTCGTCGGCCCACCCGCCGAACGAAACGTAGTGGTAGATCGTGCCGCTGTTGTAAAAGTTGGGTCGCTGCGCCGCCGGTTCGTGGCCTACGGCGATGGGCCGCGGAGGGTTGTTGGCGGGGGAGATGAAGTTGCCGATCACCGCGAACCCGTTGTCCACGCTCAGCTTGACGTGCCGGAAGAGCTCATCGACCTGGGCGTCAGTCGGCGGGTCGATGTGCAGATCCACCACGATGTACTCGGCTGCGTGCATCAGCTTGTCGTTGAGGACCGCAGCGATCTGGCTGATGTGGTCGGTGCCGCCGGTGTGCGTGCGGCACAGTTCGGCGCACACCTGCTCGGGCAGGTCGATGCCCTGAACGTGGAGAGCCATTTGGCAGCTACTAGGCCCGCACCACCACCCGGTCTCCTGGGGGGCGATGTCAGGGTTGTATTGCAGGCGCTTGATTGTCACCGATTCAGCGTAACTCTCATCGGCTGGGGGAAGTGTTGCAAAACGCAACACCCCGACTACATCAACACTGACTGGTATTACTCGCTCCGGTCAACGACCGGCTCTTCTACTCGTCAAGCGGAGAGTTGGCCGGGACGATACCGATAGCCGCCTCGCTCTCGCGAAGAACTGCTGCGAGAGCGTTGGCGCGGGCCTCATCCGTCGGATCATCGGTGACAACCTCGTCGGGTGAAGCGGTCCACGCGGCCCGCACCTCACCGGCGATCTCAGGGTGCGCGGCGATCACCTTCATCAAGGCATCCTGCTTAGCCTGAAAGGCAGCGAACACTTCGTCGTAGCGTGCCACGTCTATCTCCATCTCACATCGGGGTCAGGGCGGTGGTGCCCCATGAATGGGTGGTGCCGTCTCCGGTGTACACAAAGATGGTGGTGGCGTTCGCCGCCCACTGGCCGGGTGTCCCCGCCGCTGTGCCCGACGCCGGGACGGCAACTTTCGCCGACACCGGCTGCCCCCGCAGCGTGAACCGGCCATTCTCCTTTGGCTGAACGTCGACATCGACATCGACATTGGCGGCCAACGTGTCAGCAGCAATGACCACTTTTGGGGTGGCGGCGGTTGAGCGGAGCAGGAACCTTCCATCCCCGCGCGACCGAAATTCGAGATCGACATTGGTGGAATTCCCCAGCGCCTGAATGATCGCAGCCCCGACGGAAGCTCGGATGTTGACGTAATCCCGCGAGTTCGCGGAGTCGGCGGCGATCCGCAGACCGCGCACACCCTCCGCTGTGAATATCTCCAGAATCACCGGCTGAATCAACGTCTTCTCGCTGATCTCCTGAGCGCCGCTGGTGGCTACCAGCGGCACACCGTTCAGTGTTGGCGAGCCGGTCAGGGTTGCGTTGAGATACGTCTTGTTTCGTATCTCCTGCACCCCGGTGGTGGTGACAACCGGGACGGTGAGAACTGTTAGAGGCGAAAAGCAATTGATGGTGCCGTTACCCTTAGCTGAAATGCCCACGTTGATATCAGCGTCTGGTCCGTTAGTGGCGTAATTAACGAGCGATCCGGCGACCGAAACCCGCGCAAAAACCGTGTTGCCCGCGTTTCCCACAAACTGGATCACTGGCACGTCGCTGGTGCTCCAGATGGATGAGATGCGCGGCGAAACCAGCGTCTTGTTGGAGAGGGTGGCAGTCTCCACTGACCACCACGCTTTAAGCGTGGACAACACATTTCGCCACGACAGCCGCTTCAGGGCGAAGCTGTCTCCCGAATCCAGCAGAGGAAACTCGTCATCATCGACGGGCGTAACCTTTACACCAGCCTCCTCAAGCTCGGCGAACAGCGTGGTGCCGGGTTCACCGTCCTTGCCGTCGACACCGTCCTTGCCGTCGACACCGTCCTTGCCGTCGACACCGTCCTTGCCGTCGACACCGTCCTTGCCGTCGACACCGTCCTTGCCGGGCTCCCCGTCGATGCCTCCCTGCCCCGGCAGGTTCGCCAATGCGTCAGTCACGTCATTGAGGTTTGCGTCCGGCTTCCCGGCGATGGTGTTGATCAGCTCCTGCACGGCCACGCTGACAGCGGGCTGCCCAGGCTTCTTGCCAACCCTGATCAGGTTGACCACCACGTCATCGCTGGGCGCCGGAAATTCAAACGGGGCAATGTACCCCGGCCAGTCACCGAACCGCACATTGTTGAACGTCACCCGGTAGTAGAGAGTGCCGTCCAATTCCAGCAGTGGCGTACTGGCGAGCAGCCGAACCGGAACCAACTCCTGATCGCTCGGCTGCGGACGAATCTTCACGCGGCCATCGACGTCGATGACGCCCGAAACTGGTGTGGCCGGGTAGCCGACCGGCCTGGGTTCCTCACCTGTTGCGCCGATGACGTCGCCGCTGTACATCACCGGGGTGAAAGTGAGGTCGGCGGTCACGCTCGGCAGATCGGGGTGGTTGCCCGCTACGCCGTAGTTGCCTACGGGGCGATAGTCCCCCTCGATGGTGAAGTGCTTCGGCTGGGTCACCTTAACCGGCGTCCTTTCCCATACCTGGGCAGAGGTTCTTCTCCGCCAGGGCGATGAACGCGGCGTCCCGCGCCGGGTCGTTCGGCTTCCCGAGCCAGCCCTGAACGGTGTCGATTCCCCGCTGAACGAGGTCGTCGTCCGCGCTGCTCCGTGCGGCGCAGATCAGGTATCCGTTGCGGAGCAGTTCGGCGTCGTCGTCGGTGTATCCGGATGCCCGGGCTTCGTCGATGAAACGCTGGGCGTCGGCAGGTTGCGCTTGCGATCGGGCCGCCGCGGCGGCACCGGCAATGAAGAGCGCAGCGAGGATGGTGCTCAGGACGATGAATCCGCGCATGACGGCGAGCCTTTCAGTTTCTTGCCGCGCCGCGCGCCCGGCGGGCCTTGAGGCAGGTTTGGCATTCGCGGTACGCCTTGTCCTCGCGCAGCCGCAGCTTGGCGTTCCCAGGGGTGTACTCGTGACCGTTGCGGCAGTGCGTTTTGAGGACGCGCACCTTCTCGCCGGTCACCGGGTCCACAACGGTGGTGTATGCGCCATCGGCAAAGGTGATGCCGTCTGGCAGGTCATCGTCGCACGTCGCCGCAGGGTTCAGGGTGTCACCATCTGCAGTCGGCACCGGCGTTGACACCGGAGTCGGCACTGCCGGCTCCGGTGGACGCGGTGGGGTGGGTCGGCGGGTACGTCGGCCAGCCTCCTTCCAGCCCCGATTCTTGATGAGAAGCTGGGCCAGGTTCTCGGGCAGGTCGACGCGCTCGCCTTCTGTGTTGGTAATTTCCATGTCAGATCACTTTCGGTGGGGCTAGCACGTCACAAACGGCTGAACCAGACGCATAACGGTTAGAAGTGTTGCCGCCGTACATGATCGTCATGCCGTCTGGTGACGGGTTGGGGTCTTCAAACACCACCACCCGTCTACCGTCCTTGTCAGCCGATTCCCACAACACCCTGGCGGGACCGCCGGCACCGGACTGCACATACGTTTTCGCCGGGGTAGTTGCCACCTGACTTATTCCGATAAGCCGTCGATACCGTGCGCGAGGTTGAAACGAATCCAGATCGTTTGACGAAGCCGTACCACTATTGCTGTGGCCGGAATAGTTACTCACCGACACCGAATTAGAGGCGAACGTGTACGTCGGATTACCCGCCTTGCCCGTCAAATCCATACCGGTGGTGCAAGTGATCACAACCTCTTGCGTCCCTTTACCCGGTGCGATCGCCACAACATAGGATCGGACCTCGCCCCGCGTCTTATCGGTGGGATGCGTACCGCCTGTTAGATACGCACCCAGCTGAGCAAGTGTCTGCGTGCCGTACTTGACCGTGATGTTCCACGTCGACCCGCCTGGAACAACATCCGGGATCGTGTAGCCGACGAACACCACCAGGAAATCGTCATGCTCACCAGGGGTGTGCATGTACCGTGCGCCCATCGTATTCGATGCGGTGACGATGTACCGGCCTTCGCCGACAGCGGTGTTGGAGACCCGCACCAGTGTCGGGTCCGGTGCCGGTGACCCACCAGCAGCGGTGATCGCGTTCGCAATGGAGGCGTTCAGAGCGTCTTTGCGAACGAACGTCGTGTCGGCGTAGGGCTGAATCTTGCCCATGTCGGCGCGCATGGTCGTCATCGCCGCCTCGATGGCGGTGTGATCGCAGTTACCGACCGGCGGCAGCGTGCGCGAAAACAGCGTCGGCCCGCCGGGGCGGTTTTTGTTACCGAACGTCGTTGTCACTACTTACCTCCTGGGAAGTCAATGCCCGTAGCCTCGATCAAGGCCACCATGACGTCGTTGAGTAGCCAGAACATCTCGGTGATGGACTGCACGGTGGCGTCAGGCCCATTGAGAGCGTCCATGAAGTCCTGCACGAGTTTCTTGACCCCGACAATGTCGGTGAGAACCCTGGAGAACTGGTCGACAATCGCGCTCTCCAGGTTCTCGACGTAGTCCTTCTCGGCGTAGTTCTCGACCACCCAGGCGACGATCTCAGCGTCCTGGGCCTCCAGCCGCTGAGTCTCAGCCACCGCGTAGGACGCCTGCTCGGAAACCGACTCGACCACCGTCTTGTCGGCCTTCTTCTCGATCTCCATGTCGACGTATTGGATGACGGTTCCGACCTGCTGGTCGATGTATTGAGTCAGCAGCATGACCTGGTTTTGCAGCCCGTCTATCCGGTCAGTCAGGGCAGCCGTCGCGGCCTGAACCGCCGCCTCCAGCGCAGCCTGGTCGATACCGCCGCCCCCGGCCTCCAGGGCGTCGGCGGTGGTGAGCACCCGGTTGCCGTCGATCTTGAAATCGGCCCCGCGCTGCAGCACGACGTTGACGCCGACCTTCCACTGCGCCCCGGTCATGTTGTTGGTCTCGATGATGAAGTCGCCGTCACCGGAATCGGTCTTGTGCAGAGTCATTCGGTCGTTGACCTTGCCGGCCTGCGAGGCCACCGCCTGCTGAATGGCCGGACCCATCATGGTCAGCTTGGCTTCGATCTGAGCGTCGACCTCATCAGCGGTCAGAGCCTCGGGAAGCCCGGCCAGAGCGGCGGCAATGAGGGCGTTGACCTGATCCTCGGTCAGACCCTCGGGCAGCGCGGCGATGGCGGTGTCGAGCATCTGCTGAATCGTCGCGCCCAGGCTGCCGAACACGGTGGCCACGTCGGCGATGGTGCCCCCGCCGCCCGGCTTGCCCGCCAAGATGTTGATGAGCGAGTAGATGGCGGTGTTGGCGTCCGAGACCGCCTGCCAGACCACCTCCACGTCGGTGACCGTCGCGCCGGGTTTTACCGCCAGCAGGTCCAGCAGCGGCTGGACCTGGCCCAGCACCACTGCCTGCTCGGCGGTCAACCCGGCCCCGGTCTGCAACGTCGGACCCAGATCGGCCAACGCCTGAGCGATCAGCGCGGTGACCGCTGGTTCGGTAATACCGAAATCGGGCAGGGAGGCAACCGCAGCGGCGATGAGGGCTTTAACCTCGGCTTCGTTGAGGCCCTCCAGGTTCATGCCACCGATGACAGTGTTGACCATCTGCTCCAATAGGGCATAGTCCACGCCGCCAGTTGCGATTGTGTTCAGGCGATCCTCAACTGAGACTAAGGTCTTGCGGATGCGCTTAGCGAGCAGCGAAGAACCCAGGTAGCTGGGGTCCCACGCCGGGATACTGCGGAGGCTGTACGGGCCGCTGCGTGCGTCAACGTCACCCCCGGCGACGAGTCCGCGGGCTTCCATCCGCCGGAGGAAGTACGGTGACTTGCTGCCGTTGGGGATGTCAGTCATCGTTTGCGCTCCTTGGAGGTGTTGCAGAATGCAACACCCGCTTGCTCCACGAACTACATGCTAACGGCCACGCCGCGTAATGGGGTGCATGTTCCGGCCAAGGTCGCCGGTGGGGGTGTTGCGAAACGCAACGCGGAAACAAAAACGCCCACCACGCCGAGTCCGGCGTGTGGGCGTTTTCCGTGATGGGCTACTGCAGACCGTAGGCGTGGGTGGGGGTGATCGTCACCTTGCCCGCGGCGCTCAGCGTCACCGCCGGGTTGAGCGCCTTGCCGTACAGGTAGGTGCCGCCCACCCACACCCCATAGAAACCGATGGCCCCCGCGGGGACATCGAACTGAATCGGGTTGCCGGTGATCTTTCCCCGTCCGGTTCCTGCCTCAACCTCGGCAGCGTTCCAGGTGACCGGCTTGCGCGCATAGCCGCCGCCGGTCAGTTCGGAAGCGCCGGTTTTTCCAGGGTCTGCGCTGTGCAGGCTCACCTGTTGCCCCGCCAGGGTGGACAGGGTGTTGCCGCCAGCGTTGGCGGCAAGGCCGCCGATGAGGTTGGCGATCGCCTTCTTGAAGGCGTCGGAGCCGTTGACGCGCAACATTCCGGGGTCGATGGTGCCTTCTTCGCCGCCGAGGGGTTCAGTCATGACGACAATCTTTCCACAACTTCCGCGGGTGTTGCGAATTGCAACACTGTCAAGTCATGCGTTTTACCACTGGATGCTCCAGCGGCCCTTCCAAGTTCCGCGCCGCGCCGCGGAATCGAATCCAGACCCGACCGTTGCCGCCGTTGCCGCCGAACCCGCCGATGCCCAGCAGCGGACCGCTAGAGCCGGAGCCGCCCGCGCCGGGCGAGCCGCCCTGAGCGCCGCTAATCTGCGCTGTCGACCCACCGATGTAGGTGACCCCGTTGAAAATGTAGCTGGGGGGATTGCCGCCCCACTGGCTACCACTCTGCGCGCCGTTGCCGCCAGCTGCGGACACCAGCACCCCGTTCACCGCGGCAGAAGACTGGGTGCCCGGCTGGGCAATGGCGACGATCAAGGTTTCCGGTGGATTGTCACCACCGCGGCCGCCGAATCCAACCTGGACGACGAACGTCTTGCTTGCGCCCAGGTCGGCGCGGAAGAACCGGCGCGCCGCCCACTTGCCCGCCGCGCCGCCTTGTGCCGCGATGAACGGGCCGATGCCCTGACCACCGCCGCCGCCGCCGCCGAGTGCCACGACATCGAACTCACTCGCCCAGTCGGGGACGGTGACGACGTGGCCGCCGGGGGCGGTTAGCGATACGGTTTCGGTCATGTCGGTGATGCCGGGCCGCGGGTTGCCGATGACCTCCACTGAACTCAGCTGCTCGGATACAGAGATGCTGGCACCACCGGTAATGGTCAGGCGCGCCGACAGGTTGGCTGCTGGCGCTTCGGTCGCCTCGACCCTGGAAGCCGCATAGAACCCAGAGGCCCCGGCGAACTTGTTGAACTCCTGGGTGTAGCCCACCGGGGGCGTCCAGGCGTAGGACGGCTGTGGCGGGGGGATGCCGCCGCCAAGCTGGACGCCGCCGCCGGAAAGCGCGCGGATGACCATAGACCGGCCATCAAGGTGCTGCATCACCAGGGCTGGCGTGACATTGTTGAACGTCTGCCCGGTGGTACGGGTTTCGGCCGCAGCAACCACCTTGATGTCACCGACCGGCACGTCTGCGACGTTGGTGACGATAGCCACGTCAAGCACGGCTGCGCCCGTCCAGGTCCCCAGCGTGTGATCGGTGCGGGTGGCCTTAGCCCATGCGAAGCGCATTCCGCGGGAAGTGCCGGAGGCGGCAACCGAGTTGGCGACAGGTCCGGAGGTGAACGCCGGAACGGTGCCGACGGCAGCAGGCATGGCGGGCGTACCGGCGACGTTGGTTCCAGCCGACCCGGCCCACACCAAGATGAGGTCGCCCACCTTGTGCGGAGGAAGGACGGCGGTGGTGCCGTAATTCTCAACCCAGCCAGTGATCTGCGGCGGCGGGGAGGCCATCACATCGAGAGTGGCCTCGGCGATACTGTAGGAGGTGGACTCGGAATCGACTTCGGTGTCGGCATCGGAGATGCCGTAGCTGAATGACACCCGGTCGGCGTTCTGCAGCGGAACGATCGCCGCGTCGAAGCTCGACAAGGAGATCGTTTCGGAGCCGGCGTCCGACGACGGACTGAACAGTCCGACGCTGAACGAAGTCGCCTCCGCCGACAGCAGCGGCACGATCCCAGCCCAGACGCCCGACAGCGACACCGCCTCGACTTCGTTGTCTTCCATGTCGGTGCTGACATCGGAGTGCGACTCAGCGTCAGCGGCCAGGAACGCCTCAAGGTCAGCCCAGGCGCCCGACAGCGACACCGCCTCGGCTTCGTTGTCTTCCATGTCGGTGCTGACGTCGGAGTGCGACTCGGCGTCGGCGGTCAGGAACGCTTCAAGGTCAGCCCAGACGCCCGACAGCGACACCGCCTCGGCTTCGTTGTCTTCTATGTCGGTGCTGACGTCGGAGTACGACTCGGCGTCGGCGGTCAGGAACGCTTCAAGGTCAGCCCAGACGCCCGACAGCGACACCG